CAAAAGAAAGATTTTAAGTATATTGATTATATACAACCAAAAGAAGAAGTGAAGGATATTAAAAAAGTATCCTTCGCTTTTGATAAACTATATACAGAAGAATCACTTAACGAAGAAGAGCTATTAGCTTATTATAAATACGAACAAAAAAATAAAGCATATTATGAAACAAATTGAAATAAAAGAAGAATTTAAAAAATTAATACCTGCACTAACTACTGAAGAGTATAAACAACTTGAAGATAATTGTTTAGAAGAAGGTATTAGAGAAAAGATAATATTATGGAATAATTATATTATTGATGGACACAATAGATATAACATTGCTAAACAATGGAGCTTAGAGTATGAAACTGAAAGTAAAAATTTTAGTAGTGAAGATGATGTTATTTTATGGATGATTGATAATCAAAATGGTAGAAGGAATTTAACAGATGGTTGGAAGTACAAATTACAACAAAGAAAAAAAGAAATACTTACAAAAAAAGGTAAAGAAAAAGCAAGTAAATCTAAAATAGGTAATACTAATGCATTAAAAACAAAGTTGTCAAATATTGACAAAGATGTTTTACCAAAACACAATACAAGAAAATTAATAGCTAATGAGCTTGGATGGAGTACAGGTAAAGTTGCAATGGCAGATGTTGTATTTAAAAAAGCAACACCAGAAATTGAAGAAAAAGTTTTAAAAAATGAAATTACAATTAACCAAGCGTATAAAGAAATAAAGAAAAAAGAAAAAGTTAATTTAATAAAAACTACAAAAGAAGAAAGACAAGATGTAAATAAAAATCAAGCTTTAATTTATAATGAATCTTGTATAGATTTTTTACAAAGATTTGAAAATAATTCTGTTGATTTATTGTTAACAGACCCACCTTATAGCACAGATTTAGACAATGTTGAAGAGTTTGTTAATACTTGGTTATTAACTGCACTTAACAAAGTAAAAGAAACTGGTAGAGCTTTTATATGTATAGGTGCTTATCCTATTGAAATTTATAGTTATTTAAAAGTACTTTTAAAAACTAATTGGATAGTAGATAATCCTTTAGTTTGGACTTATAGAAATACTTTAGGAGTAACACCTAAAATGAAATATAATTTAAATTATCAATTTGTAATACATTTATATAAAGAAAAAAGCAATCCTTTAGATAATAGGATTACAAATGAAATGTTTAGTGTGCAAGATATAAATGCTCCTGATGGTAGAGTTGGTGACAGATACCATACTTGGCAAAAACCAAATGAGCTTGCTGTAAGATTAATTAATCATACAACAAAAGAAAATGATATTATTATTGATCCTTTTGCTTGTACTGGTACATTTATTTTAAATGGTGCTAATCTTGGTAGAAAAACTTTTGGGTGTGATATAGATATTAATGCAATAAATATAGCTTATGAAAGAGGATGTAAAAAAGTATAATAATTGGAGTACTGATTTAAAAAAAACTATACCAGCTTTAAAACAAATACCAAAATTATTTTTTAATAATGAATGGACTGTTGAAAGTATAGAAGAAAATAAAAATGTTATTCTTAAAAAGTTAGATTCTAAATGTGGTATTGATTGGATAGTTGAAAATAAAGAACAAATAATAACAGTAGCAAGTAGAATACAATTTGGTAATAATTGGGGTAGTTTTACTATAAGAGAGCAAAGATATACAGGTATTAAAACAGAATATCAAAAAAGAGTTGAAGCAATTGAAAAAGGATATTTATATCCATTATATACTTGCCAATGTTATTTTAAAGATGATTATACATTTTTAGGTGGTGCAATAATGAGAACTGTTGATTTATATAAGAGTTTAGAAAATGGATGTTCAAAAAAAAAATCAGATAATATTTTTAAAGTAAAATATTTTAATGATATTCAGCAAGAAGGTTTTAAAATAAAAATAATCAACAATCAAAATATATAATTATGAAAGAATTACCTTACTTTAAATTTTATCCTAATCAATGGATAACAGGATCAATATCATTTATGGATTTAGATGTTCAAGGTGCATTTATGAAAGTTTGCTGCTACTACTGGAGCAAAGAATGTAATGTTACAAGAAAACAAATTAAAACATTAATACCAAAACAATGGAATACTTTGTTAGATGCTGAACTATTTAAGATAGAAGAAGAAGCTATTAGTATTAAATGGTTAGATGAACAGTACAAGCAAAGATTAGTAGAACACAAGCGAAATGTTAGCAACGGAAAGAAGGGGGGCTTAAGCAGGGCTCAAGCATTAAGAAAAGAAAAGAAAAGAAAAGATAATTACGCAAATGATAATTTATTAAAAGTAAATGATGAAGTGCAAAAACTTCTTGACCAATGATATTAGAAGATAAAGCCACAGTACCATATTTAAAAGCATTTAAAGAAGGTAGAATTAAAAAAGGTATTGGCATTGGTTGTTTATTAGATGATTACTTTCTTTATAAGAATGGCAACTTTAATATGTTTCTTGGCTTAGATAATGTTGGTAAAACTAATTTTATATTATGGTACTTAACAGCACTAAGTAAAATACACGGTAAGAAGTGGTGCATCTGGTCAGGAGAAAACAATGCTGGACAATTAAAGCGTGACATTATACAAATGTGGACAGGTGAAACAATTAAAGATTTAAACGAATATTTATTTTACCACGATGAAATAAGTAAGTATTTTAAATTTATTGATAACAGAAAACTTTACAATCATAAAGAACTATTAAAGATATTTGAAGCAGAAGATTGTGATGGTTGTTTTATTGATCCATACACAGGCATTAACCACGATAGAAGAATATCACAATTTGAACGTAATTATCAAGTTTGTAATGACGTTAGAGAGTTTTGTAATAAAACTGGTAAAACAATGTTTATTGCAATGCATCCTCAAACAGAAGCAGCAAGGCGTGTATATCCACCAGACCATCAATTAAATGGACATATACAACCACCAAGAAAAGCAGATTGTGAAGGTGGCCAAGTGTTTCCAAATAGAGTAGATAACTTTATTTGTTTACATAGATTGATATCACACGATAAATTATGGATGATGACAGAAGTACACGTGTATAAAATAAAAGATAAAGAAACAGGTGGTAAACCTACAATGTTAGGAGAACCAATTAGATTTGATTACAATGGTGGCTTAGGTTTTACAATTGGTGGTAATAATGTATTAAAACAAAAACAATGAAGATATTAAATTTATATGCTTGTTTAGGTGGTAACCGATACAAGTGGGATGAGGTGACAGATATAGAAGTGACTGCTGTAGAATTAGACCCAGAGGCAGCAAGATTATATCAAGAGAGGTTTCCAAATGATAAAGTAATAGTATTAGATGCGCACCAATATTTATTAGACCATTACAAAGAGTTTGATTTTATTTGGAGTAGTCCACCTTGCCCAAGTCATAGTAGAGCAAGATATTGGAATAGTAGTAATTATGATACTAAAACAGAACCTATTTACCCAGATATGAAGTTGTATCAAGAAATATTATTTTTGCAACATTATTATAAAGGTAAATATGTTGTAGAGAATGTAACACCTTACTATGAACCATTAATATCAGCTAAAAAAAAGGGAAGACATTTATATTGGACTAATTTCAATTTACCAAATAGTTTAAATGAAAGGAAGTTTCAACTTTGTGCTACAAAGAATGAGTTTTCAGAATTATGTAAATTTCACGATTACGATTTTAGAAAATATAAAGGAGAACAAAGTAAAACAAAAATAGCAAGAAATCTGGTAGATTATAAAGCTGGTAAAACAATATTAGAAACAGCAGTAGGAATAACAAGAAAACAAAATGTAAACCAAACAGAATTATTTTAAAACAAAAACAATGAAATACAAATATGAAAACATAGAGGAGTTTACAGGATTTAAAAGCTGGACTGATAAACGAAAAATTGATACACTTTTAGAAATAGATTGCAGTTTGTATGCACATCTTGGAACTGATTCTACTAAAGCAGAGAAAGAAGAAGTAAAAAGAAAAAGCATAGAGATATACA